TGGATGGGTCGGCTCGCCCCCACTGGCAAGTGGCGTGATCAGCGCTAAGAACGGAGCAGTCATGTCGTGTTCTCCTGTTTTCACTCACCAAAACCAGGGTCGAGCCGCTGCATGGCCGCCTCGAGCCGCGCGACGCGGGTTTCCAGATCATCGGCCGGGGGTAGGACCTCAGGAATGGGCGCCGGATCGGGCTCGCCGCCATCGGCGCGCCATTGCTCGTATTCGATTCTATCTCGGTTGGCCGGATCGTTGGGGATGTAGGCGCCGTCCGCGGCGCGGATCACGCCGTTGCTATCGTCGGTCCGGCCCGGTGGAATCGAGTAGTCGCTCATAGCTCGGCGTCCAATGCGGCTGCAAACCACGAATTAAATATACCCGCAGCAGTTGCTGTCGTTTGTACGAGTAAACTCCGCGCATCAACATAAGATGTCGTAGTGCCACTAGCATTGCTATAAGTAATATTCGATAATACCACACTTGGTGATGCCCGCATCCTTGTAGACAAGATTAAGCTTGCGATTACGCTCTGCGCGGCAGAGGCGTATTGTTGTATTGCAATGTATGTATAGGATTGATAATACCGCTGGCACAGCGCAAACTCCTCTTGGATCGGCCGGCGCAGGAACTGCGCGGGGGCGACCGTGCCGAGGCGAAGGTCGAAATTGGTGAACTGCACCGCCTGGTTTCCATAAGATATCGGTATCGCGAAATAAATCTGTAAACTATGATCATTATTTGTACCCAGCGTTTTACCCAAAACACTAGGAATGGCGATCGTCAGCGTCTTTCGCTCCCAAGCACTGCTTACAGAAGTACTGTAAAATGTTTCCGCTGGATTCACCGCTGCCGATGGCGAGCCGCCCGTGCCAAACTGCTGCACGATCCCGACGCTAAACGTATTTGTCGTCGGTACTGCCGTGTTAATGTCGAACGACAACACAACAGTCTGGCCCGCCGCCGTTCGCACGTCCTCGATGTTCTGCGATAGCCATGACGCCGAGCTGGCCGTAACGCTGCGGGTGATCGACAGGGCTAACCAGCGTGTGCCCTCCGGTTCGCCTGTCGTCGGCCCCCCCGGAATAGGCGCCGACTGCCCGACCGCGACGGTGTTCCCAGCGCCAGCCCCGAACCTCCAGCGATCGGCAGTAAGAACCGCAGCCCCGGTTAACCCGCTGAACGACGTCCCTCGCTGCCAGATCTGCATGCCGCCATTGAGGATGAGGTTGTCCTCGGCCGACATGGCAGCCCGGGTGCCGGCAATATCAGCCGCGTCCATCTGCTGCTTGGTCGTCGGCTCCATCAACGCATTGGCGTCGGCTGCCAGGACGATGTCGCCGGTCATCGTGCCACCGGTGATCGGCAGGAATTGCTGGCCAACGGGCTTGAGGATCCAGCAGCTGCCGGCCGCGCTCCACTGATAGGTGGCGCCGTTCGTCGGCGTGTAGAGCTGGCCGTCGGTGGGCGAGTTGGGGAAGTCCATCGCTGCCACGTCAGGCCTTCCTCATTGGCTCAGGACCAGCACCGGCCGCGCCGCGGCACCGTTAAACGCCGCCGTCGGTGGCGTGAACGCCCCGCCATAGCGTGCTACTCCCTTGCTGATCCGCACCTCGTCGATGTAGCCTGGAAATGCGCGATTCGTAGTCAGATCATTGCCGACCGCGACATTCGACGTAGAAGCGTAAAAGCCCGCAGTAACCGCGGAACTGACGATGACGACACCATCAACATACACACGCAAAATGCCTAAAGCATCACGATCAGCAGCAACATGATGCCATTGATTTAGTGTCGACGTCCACGCCGCGCCAATACTCGGATTGTCGGCGCCAGTCGTGGACCAAAAGAAAGTCAGGGCTCCACCCACCAGACCTAAAAACCAGCCGAAATTGCCTCCAGTTCCGAACTGGGTTACTACGCCGTAGATACCGCTGCTAACCGACGAGGTCGGGTAAACCCAGGCCTCGGCCGTGAACGATCCCGAACCGAAATTGAAATCAGTGAGCTTGTCGGTGACCAGATGATAACCGCCGCTGACACCAATGTTCAGCGACCCAGACCCGAACTTCTTCTGCGTCGTCGAGACCGAGGCCCCGAAGGCCGGTGCGGTCGTGGAGTGGGCACTCGGCGAGGCATCGACTGTCGAGCCGTCGTAGTGAAGGAGCAGGACAGTGTTCGCATCCGCCACCTAACGGACTCCTTTCAGGGTGACGGAGATGTCTGCCAAGGTCGCATCTGCCGAGGCGGGGCCGACCAGCTCCAGCCGATCGCCGGCCGCGAAACTCAGCGCCGAAGCCAGAGCGAACGTCGGCGTGGCCGTTCCTGCGGCGAAGACAACCGTGCCCTGGTTGCTGCCGTTCTTCCTGATGTTGATCGTGGCCGAGCCGGTGGCCGTGGTCCCGGCATAGCCGGAACTGCCGGTCAATCCGGCCGGCAGAGAGAAGGGAGTGACGGCCACGAAGCGGAGCAGCACCGCCGAGGCGGCCGGCGCGCCCGGATACCAGATGCCGGTGTCGAACAGGCTCGCCTGGGTCTGCGGCACCCAGATCGGCACCCATTGGCTCGAGGTGCCGTCATTGAACCAGATGTAGATGGAGCCATCCGAGGCGTCGCTGTTCCACCAGAGCTGCCCAACGGTCGGCGAGGCCGGCGGCGTGATGCCGATCGCGGTCGCCGCCCCACCGCCTCCGCCAAGCGGTCCCCAGGCCGTCGTGTAGCCCTCGAACGCACCGGACTGGGAGTTGTACCGGAGCATGCCGGCGGAGGCGCTGGCGGGCCTCTGGACCGTGCTGCCGGCCGGCAGGATCGTGGCCCCCGTCGTCCCGAACGTAACCTGCCCGGTGAAGGTGCCGCCGCTCTGCGGCATGGCGTTGGTGGCGGTCGTGCCGATCACGTCGAGCTGCTGCTTGCTGACCGGGTTGAGCGCGGCCGAACCGTCGCCAGCCAAAACAATGGCGCCCGTCATCGTGCCACCAGCTTTAGGCAAAGCAGCACTGGCTGTCGTTTGCGCCGTCGAGGCAGCCGAATTCGCCGAATTCGCCGTGGACTGCGCGGCAACGGCCTTGCTGTCCGCGGTAGCGGCCGCCGTAGTCGCCGAATTCGCCGTCGTTTGCGCCGTCGAGGCAGCCGAATTTGCCGTGTTCGCAGTGGTTTGCGCCGCCGTAGCGGCCGTGTTGGCCGCGTCTGCCGCCGTCTGAGCGTTGCCGGCAGCCGTGTTCGCTGCCGTGGCCGCCGACTGCGCCGTGTCCACCTGGGTCGACAGGTTCGTCAGGTACATCCTGACGTCGCCCCACGGCCGCGCCGCGCTGATCGCAGGCGCAACCGTGACGAGCGCGCTCTCGTAGTCCCCGGCCAGGGCCGTGACCACGCCCGAGCGCCCGAACACCGACTGCACGATCAACTGGGTGACATTGGAATCGCTGGTCGACGGCTCGCGCAGATCCTCGCGCCAGACCGTGGTATTGCTCTCGTTGACGCTCCAGTCGGTGCTGCTGCGGCCCTCCGTCATGGTCCGAGCACCAGAGCGAAGAACGGCGTGCCGTGCGATTCCTCGTAGCTCATGTTGGCCGAATCGACGGCCGTATCGTAGAGCTGCATCCAGGCATTCAGCCGTAGAGTATCAATCACGAATGTGCTGGCGCTCACCAACGAAGCATATAAGTATAGATCAGGGTGGTAGGTCAGCACTGCATTCGTAGAAGTCATATCGGCAAGTCGTGGACGATTGAAGTAGACCAACCGCATCTCATAAGGTGTTGCTGCAGTCGTATAGAAATCGATATTGGAGGGATAAAGAATGATCTTGCCGGAATAGATTGTGTACAAACCAAACTCGTTTGGGTCAGGTACCTGCTCGAAAATATCGGGACGCAGATATGTAAGCGGCGTGAACGGCCCGCCGACCGGCCCGACCATGACACTGCGGATGCTGCCGAAATCGGTCGGCAACAGCTCCTCGGGATAGTCGAGCGTCGTAACGGCCCGGGCTAGGTTTTCCTGACACCTTAGGCGACGGCCGATCGTCGCCTCGGCGAGCTTCACAAAACCCGGTATGGCTACGACGGTGGGATCAGTGTTGTCCGTATTGTCGACGTCGAGGTACATCGCGATGCTCTGGATGAGATCGCCGAGGCTGCCGAACTGGACGACGCCGGTCGCCACTTAGGCCTCCTTGATCTTCACGTGCCCGCCGTTCGTGCGCCACATGGCGTTGTCGGGATCGTTCATCCAGCGGGTCATCCGCTCGGCATTCCCCCATATGCCTTGACGCATCAGGTCATTTACCACAACCGCAGGTATAGTCGCGATATGGGTCCGATGCTGCTGCGTGGACCCACGCAACTTATACCGCCAGTCGTTCCCGTTTCGTGCCTCACTTACCCGATCGGCTAGCGTATTCGCGTCGTCGGCGCTCATCACGTCGCGGCAGATCAGCTCGTCGTCCTGGTACTTGGCGTAGGTCCGGACCCGGGTGAGCGGATTATCGAGGATCAGGCGCCAGTTGTGCAGCATGCGTCACCTCCAAGGAAAAAAGGGGCCGCCAAAGTGTGGGCAGTCAGACGGAGACGGCGGCCCCATGAGCGCGTTCTCGGGAGGCAAGGAAACTCGTTGCGCTGTGCAGCGCGATCAGGCAGGACCGAAGCGTGCTGCAACACACTTCGGTCCCACCCATGAAAACCAAACCTTTTATCGACCCGCAAGCCAAACGCGAGGCAGCGTCCGCTCGCGGTCTCGCTCTCTGGAACAAACGCTTCGCCGGGAAGCCCGTCGCCACCAAGATCGGCGCCGACGGCTACCTCTACATGCGTCTGGACGGACAACGTCTCCGCCTCGACTATGTGGTCTGGTGCCACCAGAAAGGTGCGTGGCCTACGCCCGACCAGGACATCGAGCATATCGACGGCGATAAAGCCAACTGCAGACTTGAAAACCTTCGCCTTGTCGACAAAGCGAAGGAATAAGTCATGGAGATCGATTGGGAAGCGCCGGAAACGCTCCGGCTGCTGATGATTTACCTCGAACTGACCGGGGAATTGTGGTGGAAACACCGACCAGACTACATGTTTCCAGCCGAAAACCGAGCCTGGAGGCCAGTTCCAAATCCACAGGCGATGAACGCCAACCGCTGGAACAAGCGATGGGCAGGCACACTCGCCCTCAATACGCCCAGCAACAACCTCGGCCACCTCGCCGGACGGATCAACAACCGACAGGTCTGGGCGCACCGGATCATCTGGTGTTGGATGACCGGCGCCTACCCGGAACCGGGCTTCCAGATCGATCATATCGACGGTAACCCGGCCAACAACCGATGGGCAAATCTGCGGCTCGTTACATTTTCTCAGCAGATGCAAAACTCCCGCAGCGTGCGCCCACGACATGATCTGCCGCGCGGCGTTGGCCTGAACAGCAAGCCGGGCATAGCCCGGCCTTACTTTTCCCAAATCACGGCAAACGGCGTGTACGCCTACCTGGGCTCGTTCGAGACCGTCGAAGAAGCACGCGCCGCTTATCTGAAAGCCGCCGAAAAGCTGCAGGGAGAGCATGCTTTTCACCTATCTAGGAAACCTAAATAGGGTTAAAGTATATCGTAAATTACGGCATGAGCTTTCGGAGCCCTAGTCCGCAGGCTCCCTTCATATGTAAGCATCCCCTTAGTCGAGTCGCCGGTCTTTGCCAGCTCCTCATTGACGAAGTTGCTCTCAGGGAGAGAAACTATTTCGATCCAGTCGGTGTCAATTAAGTAGATGGCCGTTGACGGGCAAAAGCGGTCTGGAGTTACTTCGAGCCGGCCGAAATCGCTCAAAAACGCCTCAACCGCCCCGATCAGGGTTACCGGCTGCGCGGGCGTAGTCGTCACCCTATTGATAGCCACCGTGCCGGCTGGGCTAGCCCCCTCGCCCAGCGTACTGAACTTACGCTTGTTCGCGCCGCTCATCAGCAGCATGGTAGGACTTCCACCCTCACCCCACGCCGCTTGGTGCGCGTCTTCGATAAGTGTTAGGGTTAAGGCCCTAGCCGTAGCGCCGGCAGGATTATATACTCCGGCGCCCGTCCCAGCAGGAGGAGTTCCCCCTCCGTGCGACAAGTTCGTGATCCAGCTGCCCAACGTCCCCATAGCCCTGGGATCGGTCGCGCTCTTGGCCTGCGGCGTGAGCAGGATGCTCTCGAGATCACGGCGCATCTCCAGGCCCTTCAGGACCTGCTGAAAGCGACGCTCCTTGGCGCGGCCCGCCGTATCCACGACATCCATCGTGCGGCTGACGGCCCAGGCCTTGGCCAAGATCTGGGTGTTGTTATTGAACCGAACGGGCTTGGTCGCGCTGTAAGCGTTGACCTCGAAGCCCTCGGGCTGCTTGTTGGTAAGATCGGGAGCAGCCAGTTCGATCACCAGCCAGTCGAAAATCGTGTTCTTCACACTGCCTTTGGTGGCGTTCGAGAAGAACGGGACATCGGTCGGCGAGATCCGCGCAATAGCGTCGTAGAGATCCTCGCGGATACCTACGGCAGAAGGAACAGCGGCCGGGCTGCCGGTTGTATAACTACCCGCCACCGCACTTGCGAAGGCCATCAACTCTACTCCTCATGGCGTTTGTCTCTAGAGAGCAGGAAGTTGACGGCAGCTTCCGGATTGGCGAAGTGACCCTCGGAGTTGGCGAACTTCTTGAGGGCTTTCTTCTGATCGAGACCGTTTCCTCGTTTCTGGCTGACGAAAGGCACCGGACGACTGACCGTCTGCCGTGGTTGAGCGGCGGTCTTGGCCGGGCTGGTGCCCTTTTGCATCGCCTCGCGATAGCGGATAGCGTCACGGAGCACCAGGACGACCCGGTGGTCCACGATGCCGTCCAGGTCGCTGGACGGAAACCCGTAATACTCTACAGCCTTGTTCCGCAGACGCTGCGTCCCTTGCTGCAGTTTATTGGGGTCGGCCCAGGCGGGGACCTCCTGCGCGAGCACCTTTCGGGATTCGACGAGGCGTTCGGCGTGCCGCCGCTGAGCTTCGGCATGGAAGCGTTGAACCTCCGCCTGATGCTCACCGACGATCGCGTTCATCTTCTCCCGCTGCTCACGCTCGCCCTCCTTTTCGAGCATGTAGCGAGAGACATCCCTCTGCCTCAACTGCTCCCAGTATTCCTGAGGTCTTTCCTCGTAGACACTGAAGAGCGCCCGATTGATCAGGTCCAGTTTCGAGGCATACTCGGTCCTGACTTGGTCCGAATACTGCCGCGTCTCAAGAGCATGCTTACGGATCTCGGCAGCTTCTTGCGACTTTTGAGTGTAATCCTTATGACGCAGATAACCTTCGCGCAGCTCCTTGATCGTAACTTTCTGCCCGGGGGCAAGCTCGACCTCGAAGCCTTCGGGTACCCGATCCCTGGAAGGCCTGTCCTCGTCCTCATCCTCGTCGGGTTGACCCTCGGCTTGGTCCTCGTCGGACTGCTCCCGGGTTCCCTCGTCGGATTCGTCGTCGGACGCATCGTCGTCTTCAGGATGAGAGGGCTCCCGCTCGTCGGCAGGCTCCTCCAGCCCATCGGAGTCCTCGCTGTCACCAGCGCGGGCTGCTCCATCGGGCGCTGCTCTGCGAGACACGCCACGGGCAACGGGCTGCTCCTCTGAAAGGAGTCCGTCGCCATCCAGCATGTCGGCCACCGCCGCTGCGACGGTGGGGTAGGTCTTGCGGCCGTCGCCCACACGGAATCCGCCATCGCCTAAAGGCTGCTCCTCATCGGAGTCTTCAGGCGGGCGGGATTTCCGTTGGTTCAAAAGCTTTGCCAACAAGGGCTCCAAGCAGACTTTCGACGGCCTCGAGAATGAAGCTCTGGCGGCGCAGCTCCAGGTCGGACAGACCGAGCTTGATGGTCTCGATCGCCTGAGCCTGGAAGTCCACCAGAACCCACCGAAACAGTGGATTCTCCAGGATTGAAAGCGATAACGACCGCACTTCCGCCTCTGTGAGGGCTTCGTACGCCGCTATGATCTCCCCCGAACGCCTTGGCAACAGCAAATCGCGGTATGCGTCCGGTGGTTTCGTTCCAAACATGCTACTTTTTTACGAATCTCGGGACGAAACTGCCACTTGGCAGCGTTCTCTCATCAATGTCTGCCAAGGCAGCCAACCACGACATATACAACTCATGATGCCTACGACCCGTCTCAGCGGCCAACTCCACGAGCCGGCGGAAATCCTCGCTCAAAGCCAGGAGCAGCTGCAGCTCGTGATCGACGGCCTGGATCAGCTCCTCGGTGACCGGATCAGGGTCCATCTCAGGTCTTCTGCTGCGGAATGTTGCCCTGACCGGCCTTCTGATGCAGCTGCATCTTGAGCGGCTCTAGTGCAATTTCAGCTTGGAGTTCTTGATGTTTAAGGCTGGCATCCACGCCCGCCTTGAGCTGCGCGATCTGCATCTCGTTCTGGGCCTTTGCCTGCGTCGTCATCATGTCGGTCTGCGCGCGGGCCTTGCTGATCATCAGCTCGTTCTGCATCCGCTGCATCTCCAAGCCGAGCTTCTGCTGCGCGATCTGGGAATCGAGCTGCGCCTTCTGCATGTGCGCCTGAGTCTGCGCCTGAACCTGCTGCACCGCCGCCTGGGCCTTGATCATGTCCGGGTTCGGCTGCTGCTGGCCCTGCGCCTGCTTCATCGCCTGCTCGCCCTGCTGCACGGCCTGGATCGGCTGGAAAAAGCTATCGACCTCCTTGAAGCCCGCCATCTCGACCATTTTGCCGAGGGTGAATCTGTAGTTACTCATGCTGCAGAGCGGATTCCCCGGCCCCAGCTGCATCAGAATCTGCTCCTGCTTCTGCGCGATCTGGCCGAGAGCCATCGTTTTCTCGTCTAAAGTGCCCCTTCCAAGGCCCACGTTTACGGTCAAATCGAGATCTAAATCCCAAAGCGCCGGGTCCACCTCGACGAAATTGCCCCGCAGCCGCACGATCTTTTTGCGATCGTCGTGCTTCACCGAGAGCTGGAGAATGCGCTTGAACAGCTGCGTCAGCGCCACCTCGCCGAAGATCCGCGCAATCAGCTCCACCCTGGCCCTGGCGGCCGAAATGGTGCTGCTGATGGCCATGAGGGTAGTGGACTGCATCGCCTTGGGATCGATCCCCATGGCGGCGTCGGAATAGCCCGTACGGCGCTCCTTGATCTTGTCGAGATACTCCATCCCGGCCAGGCTCTGCGTCGCCACCTGCGGTGTCTCCAGATAGCCCGCCATCCCCGGCTGCCGCATCCTTATGGTGGCGCCGAACCTGAAGTCCGAAAGATCGTCCAGGTTAATCTGGTTCTGCACAGCCCATTGCCGGGGCGTATTTGCCAGATAGATATTGTCCAGCAAACCACGCAGTACGGCGGTCCCTTGATCCTGTAGATCTGTAGTAATGTCGGCCAGCGCGAAGCCAATCGGACTGTGCGGAATCCGTATCGGCGACCACCAACTGTAATCGCTGGCATCGACCTTCTCAGTGGTCTTCAGCTCGTGAGCGCTACCGAGCAGCACACAGCGAGTAAGTTCAGGGATACCATCGCCATCTCGGTCCAAACGAACGAGCACATCGATGTACTCTACCCACTTGAGCCCTTCGACCGGCACGGGCTCATCGGTCTTGAACATCCGGTCTTCACGCAGCTTGCTCTTGCTCGCATCGGCCCCGAACGGGCTGTCCTCGGCCATGTCCAGGAGCTCGCCCCGGTCGTAGCCGGCGGCCACCAGATCATCGACCGTCCTGAAAGAGGCGATCCCCTGGATGAGCGCATCCTCCGGCCCGGTCGCGCGCCGGTCCACGATCCACTCGGCGGGGTCGATGTTCTCCACCGAAATCCGGCCGCTGCCGCTCTCCTTGCGCACGGTGCCGGAATAGTACTTCATGACGCTGCCGTCGGCCTGCCCCTCCTCGACCACCTTCACCTTGCCGATGAACGTGCTCTTGCTGGCGCTCAGGACGAGGTACTCCTCCTCGGTCAGCCGGGTAAAATCAACGTAACGGACCTGCTTGTCCGTATTCCAGTAAGTCCTGAAGATCCCGACCTTAGTTGTCAGGGCATTCCAGACATTATCGTAAAGTAAACTGAACCAGTTGTTGCATTCCAGGACATATGAGACATAATCCGACTGCTGCTCGGCTAAGGGGACTTTGTCTTGCGTCTTGGCAAGGAAGCTGACTGGTCGATCAACGGTGGTGTAGATTCGTATGAGATCTGGCATAATACCAGATACAACTTCATAAACGACCCGATTGACGGCTTTGCTACGGCCTTTTTGACTAGTAAGGTCACATTCTCCTCTGTAGTATCGAGCTCCTCGCTCCTGCTCTGGCCTAACATCGTCATCAGCGAAAGAGACCGCTTCTGAGACGAGGGCTTCGACACAGTCCTCAAACTCCTCGTCACTTAGCTCTGCGTGATCTCGACCAGTTTCGTCTTTCACTCCTTTTAGAGTAGTGGACGGCCCTTCTTCGTCATCATAGCCGTCGTC